TTTCTATCCTTTTTTTGTTTTGATACAAGAATTATAATATACTAATCCTTAATTAATTATTAATAATTATATAAAAGGTCGCTACAAATAACAAAAGGCCGCTACAAATCTCTTGAACGGGCTTTTAACCCGTTGTGGACGTACTTTCAAGGCTTTTTTAAAGGGTGTACACTATTCTGTATACAAGAAATAGAAAACTCGCTTAAATATAGCTTAAAAAGCACTTGTGCTTACATTATATATATAAGTTCTATATTTATATACTTTTATAGGTGTTTATATAGGTATTTATAGATTTAGATAGTGAAATTTGTACGACCTGCTAAAATGCTCGAAAAGCCCTATTTTACGGCGTTTAGGTCGTTACAAACACCCAAAAAGGCCGCTACAATGCTTGTACGGGCTAATTATTAATAATTATTTAATGATTACAAAGTTATAATTTTGAAAAAGGAACAATATGAGATTAGAAATTTTAAGAAAAAAAATTAAAGAGTTGATTTCATCGAAAAAAATAAACAAGATGAAATTATCAGTTTCTGCAGATGTAGGGTATTACACGATAAATAATATCCTTGATGAAAATTACAAGTTTGAAATAAAACAGAATACACTCGACAAAGTAGAAAGAGCTATTAATGCTATATCGTGAATTTTACGACAACGGGTATAAAATCTTTGGATTATACTCCATACTCAAAAACGGACAATGCGAATGCATGAATCCAAAATGCACAGCACAAGGTAAACATCCACGCACAACCAACTGGCAGAGTACGCCGCCGTGGGATGAGGATCAACTTGAATGCATGGAAGAGATGGGAAGTTTTGACAGTGGTTACGGTATATTATGTGACGGACTATTAATCATTGATATCGATGAGAAGAACGGAGGGGCACCAAATTATCAAAAACTATTAAAAGTAATACCAGAGGTAGGGTCAAGCGGTTTCGTTGTAAAAACGGGCTCAGGTGGCGTTTCACGACATATATTTTTTAAGGCTCCAAAAGATATCAAATTACAACAGCAACACAAAGACTATAAGGGGATTGATTTTAAATCATCTGGTTTTGTAGTAGGCGCAGGAAGTATTCATAAGAGCGGTCGAAGATATGAAGTAGTAAGCGGTGAAGTTGATGAGATAAGTGAAGCACCGAAAGCACTTGTTGAGTTACTTAGTCGAAAACAAACAGTATCAAATCTTGAAAGTGGTGAAGCCTCAGACGGTGATATCTTAGAAATGCTTGATTGCATTGATGCTGATTGTGAGCACGATAAGTGGATAAGGGTTGGCATGGCTATTCACTCGGCAACAAACGGGAGCGGGTTTAGTCTATGGAACGATTGGAGTTCTAGGGGAAAAAAATACGACGGCACTGAAAAACTATCGCAAAGGTGGCATAGTTTTGGCAAATCTTCTAATCCCGTGCAACTCGGTACATTACTTCATTATGCTATAGAAAACGGATACGAACAAAGTGTAGAGTTCGTGAGCGATATTGAGTTTGATGAGATTATAGAAGAACCGACTCAATTCGAGAAAATAGACTTAACAAAACCGCCGGGGCTTGTAGGAAAAATCACGCAATATATAAATAACTGCTCTCGCTCTCCTCGTCCAAACTTAGCAGTTGCGGCGGCTCTTCAAGCGGTCAGTAGTGCAGGGGGGTTACGATTTCGATGTGATACAGATGGAACTGTAGGAAATATGTTTTCATTTTGTGTTGCAGGATCTGGTACTGGTAAAGAGTCGATACTCCAAAGCTATATTTCCTTGATGAGAGAAGCTGGAATAGTTGCGGCGGCACATGGTGGAATAAAATCAGAACAAGAGATTTATAAAAATATTATCCGAAATCAAGCCGCTTTCTACACTATTGACGAGATGGGGGAGATGCTCGGAAAAATACAAGGGGCGAGAAAAAAAAGCGGAAGTTCTCCTTACTTAGAGGGTGTTATCGGTGTTTTGATGAGTATCTATTCAAAAGGTAACGGCTATATGCTCGTTAACGGAGATGTGAAAGAAGAAATAAGAGCAAAGATGATAGCAGAGGTTAGAGCTATTGAAATGCTTATCAAAAACAATGAAGCTGATAGCTTTTCGGAAAGTAGAATCAAACAGCTAAAAGAATCTTTAAAAAATATCGATAACGGCATCAAAAACCCTTTTTTAAATCTTTTTGGATTTTCGGCTCCTGATAAATTCCTGGCACTTATGGATGACGACATGGCACAGAGCGGTTTCTTTGCACGTGCTTTGATTTTTCGTGATTTGGATGATAATCCGCTTGATAACGAAAATATGAAAAAAGATGAAGATGAGCTTAAGCGACTTGGAATTATCTTGAGTACACTTTACCATGCCGGGCATACAGCTAGCGGAAGAGTAGAGTTACTCGGAGATATTGAACTCATAAAATCCACTGAAAAAGCAAAATCTATGATGAAGATAGCTAAAGAGTATTTTTGGGAGATAGGGGAAAATCAAAAATCAAAAGAGGGCTTAGTTGCTTACGCACGTAGGGGTTATGAACTTGTAAGTAGAGTTTCATTAGTACTTTCAATGGGCGAGGGAGTTCGCACAGATGAACACGTTAAGTGGGCTTTTGCGCTTGTTAAACGCGACTTAGAGGACAAAATAAAACTAACAACTGCTAATAATACCAACGATAAATCATTGGCTATCACAAGCAAGATTTTAAGTCTAGTAAGCGAAGATGAGGGATTGACACTGCGTATTATTAAAAATAAGATGCGTCCAAACAAGGGAGAAGTAGTAGAAAGTGCAATAAATCATCTCATGACTGTGACCAAAGAACTAACTTCAAAAGAAACAAAAGTAAAAGGCCAAACAACTATTAATTATTATAGATCGATTAAGCACTAATTAATAATTAATTGTTTATAATTACACTACAAGAGAGAATTTAAAAGCTCTTTTGAAAATAACAATGTGAACTACTCAAAATTATATGAGTAGATTTTCAAAAGGAATATATATGAGTGTGTTAGACACGATAGAGAAACCTATTGATAGGGCGGTTATTTGTACAATAACTGGGGATGCGGGAATAGGAAAAACACGCTTATCGGCTACTTTTCCAAATCCTATTTTTATTAGGGCAGAGGACGGCATGCAGTCTATACCTATTGAAAATAGACCAGATGCTTTTCCACTTGTTCAAAAAGTAGAAGATTTATGGAATCAGTTAAATACCCTCATCAACGAGAAACATAGTTATAGAACTGTAGTAATAGACTCAGTTACGAGGTTAGAGACTTTATTTATAGATTACGTTATTGCTAGTGACCCTAAACAACCAAAGAGCATCAATCAATCATTGGGTGGATATGGAGCCGGTATGTTAGCAGTTGGCGCAATGCACGCAAGAGTTAGGAAAGCGTGCGGTATTTTAAATTCTAAAGGTATGCATGTTGTATTTATTGCACATATAGACACAAATACGATTGATTTGCCAGATGAAGACAGTTATACAAGATATGATTTACGCCTAGGTAAAAAATCAATAGCGCCATACGTCGACGATGTGGATATGGTAGCATTTTTAAAATTAGAAACATTTACCACAGGAGATGGCGAAAAGAAAAAAGCAATGAGCGATGGCACACGTTTAGCAATTTGCTACACTACTGCCGCTAATATATCAAAAAACAGATACGGAATTACGGAACCATTAACAGTAATTGAGGGTTTTAACCCTTTCACAAATTATATAAAAACATTAAATTAAGGATTTAATTATGAGCGAAAAAAACTTTTGGTTAGTAGATGAAGAAGTAACGGGACAAATGGAAATGGGTGGGGGAGATATTGAACCTATACCAAGTAAAACTCAATGTGTTGCGGCGATTGATGAAATCAAGTGGGATAACTACAATGACGAGGAGTATTATATATCTGCAAGATGGAATATTCTACAACCTGCAGAATTTAAGGGGCGTAAGATTTTTCAAAAAATTAAAGTCAAAGAAAATGATGATAAAAAGCGTCAAAAAGCCATAAAAATGTTAGCGGCGATTGATTTCAATGCAAAGGGCGGACTAATGGCAAGCGGTAAAGAGCCAACAGACACAATGCTCCAAAAATCGCTCATGAACAAGATTATGATTATCATGGTTCAAGTTTGGTCAATTAAAGACGAATCCACAGACGAAACAAAAAAAGGAAATTGGATTAGTGCAGTAAGTCCAAAGAGCGCGGGAACACCTGCTAATGTTGTACCGGTTGAACGTACTTACATTGAGGCAGATAAGCAAGGTTTATCTAATGAAACATACGACAGCACAGATGAAGCCAAACTCGTATTTTGAGCAACGTAGTGAGGGATGGTTTGCACTTCGAAATGGACGCGTAACAGCGTCCGCAATTGGTGCGATTATGGGTTACAATCCTTACTCGACTCGTGAAGATGAAATGCTCCGGATGCTAAAAATTGGTAAAAAATTTGAGGGAAATGTAGCGACAGAATGGGGAACTTTTAGTGAGAGCGGTGCAATATCAGAGTTTACTATGGAGATGGGGCTAACTGTAGAACCCGCCCCATTTGTAATGTTCGAGGATTGGATGGGCGCCTCACCCGACGGTTATGTTTCAGATGGTCGACTTATTGAGGTTAAATGCCCGTATTCGAAACGAAACGGTGGCGAGTTTAGAAGTATTACAGAGCAAATGCACTATTTCGCACAAATCCAAATGCAGCTATTTTGCACAAAAAAAGAAGAATGTTACTTTTTTCAATGGTCGCCGCACGGCACAAGGTTAGAAATAGTGAAACGAGATGAAAGTTTTATAAAAGATATGCTTATTGAAGCAAGAGTATTTTATGAGGAGTATTTACAATGCAAGAATTAACAGTTAATCATAAATTTGAATTAGTATCAAATATGGACGCGGTGAAAGCTGATATCGCTAAGACAATAGCAAAATATGACGTTATTATAGAAGAGGATAAATTACCAGAGGCTAAAGTGCTTATGGCAACTTTTAACAAAGAGAAAAAAGAGTTTAGTGATACCTGCAAAGAGTTTATAAAAATTGTATCTGAACCGATAACAAAATTTAAAGCTCAACAGAAAGAGATTGAAGAGATGTACGACGATGGTCGTTCTAAAATTGCAAATCAGGTTAAAAAATTTGAAGATGCAAAACTTGAAGCGATAGAAGATGCCATTAAATACTTTTTAGATGTTGAGTGTAATGAAAAAGGTATCAATCCTGATAGTGTATCCATAAAAGATTTGGTAATGATAAGTGCAGTATCAAGCGGTCAATCTCTTACAAAAAAAACTAAAGATGCAATCTTATCACGCGTTCAATTGGTTGAAAACGAGATTTTAAAAGCAAAAATTGAAGCCGATGAAAAATATCGTCATGATATGGAAGTAGCAGAAAAAGCACGTATTGAAACAGAAGAGAGAATGAAGCAGCGTGAAATAAATCAAGCTCTCGAATTTGAACGTCAAAAAGAGAGAATGAGGCTTGAAGCTGAACAAAGAGAGAAAGAGCTAATCGAAAAACAACGTTTAGCCCTCGAAGAAGCAAGTAAACCAAAAGTTATTCAAGAAGAAACAAAAGTGTCAGAAAACGGACAAAAGATTTTTATTTTAAATGCTCGTTTTGAAGTTCCAGCTCCATGGAATAGTAATCCTAAAAAGCTTGAAGAGGTGCTTGCCAAAAAACTAGAAATGTTTCAATCGCTTGTGTCTGTAGTATGTTTAAATTAAGACCATACCAACAAGAGGCGGTTGATGCCGTCCTCTCTCACATTAAAAAAAGTGCCACTCCGTGCTTGATTGAATTAGCAACCGGAGCTGGAAAATCTCTTATAGTGGCAGAACTCGCAAAACAAATCCACGCAATGAGTAAGAAATCAATTCTTTGCATAGCCCCAAGTGCTGAACTAATCCTACAGAATCGCTCAAAATATTTAAAGACTGGTGAGCCCGCATCACTTTTCAGTGCGTCAGTTGGTATTAAATGCTTACGTCATCCCGTAGTTTTTGGAACTCCACAAAGTATCAAAAATTCTATCGAACATTTTGGAGACAGATTTGCGGCAATCATTATTGATGAATCGCACGGACTAACGCCAAGTCTTAAAGAAGTAATAGATCATATACGAACAAAAAATAAAAATGTTCGGGTCATTGGTATGACGGCAACACCATACAGAATGGGAACGGGATATATTTATCGTCAAGACTTAAAAGGGAGATTACTAAGCGATGACAAAACAAATAATCCTTATTTTGATAAGCTTCTTTATAAAGTACAAGCGAACTATCTTATTAATGAGGGATATTTGACACGCCCGGTAATCGGATCGATTGGCGACGGTGTAGAAAAATATGATACACTAAACTTACAGCTCAATAATAGAGGTATGTTCAATCAAAGCGAGATAGAAAAAGCGTTTGAGGGTCAAGGACGTAAGACTTATGAAATTGTAAAAGATATTATAGGGCATAGCCAAGACAGAAAAGGCGTGATCATATTCGCCGCAACAATACAGCATGCCCACGAGATAATGGAATCCTTACCTCAGCAAATAAGTGCGCTAATCACTGGTAAGACTTCTAAAAAAGAACGTGAGAATATTTTAAAACAGTTTCAAAATAAACGAATTAAGTATCTCGTGAATGTAGCAGTTTTAGCCACTGGGTTTGATGCCGTTCATATTGATGTAGTAGCACTAATGAGAGCTACGGAGAGCGCTGGTTTAATGCAACAGATTATTGGTAGAGGGCTTAGACTCGATGAGGGTAAAGAAGATTGTTTGATACTCGATTATGCTCAAAATATAGACCGACATACTCCCGATGGAGATTTGTTTGCACCACAAATAAAAGTTAAAACAAAAAAACAAGGCGGCGAAACTATTGATATAACTTGCCCTACATGCAATAGTGTAAATGAGTTCAAATTGCGTGAAAATAAAGATGGATACAAAATAGATGACGAGGGATATT